CTGATGCCTACTCTTTTGCCGTATTCGCTGAGCTGATAGGTAATCTTGCCATCACTAAAAGTGCCAGACTTGTATTCACCATTCTCTAGTATTTTTTCGGGTACAATAGTGGCATTCAACTGCACGCCAAAATTAGGCTTAAAGTCTATGTTGTCTGACTGATTGGCCAATACCCGCCAGGTTTGCACCTCTTCTTCATATCCTCTTAACAGTGTTTTATTAGCACTATCCATAAGAACATTCTGAAGATCAGAAGTCGTATGAAACGCCCGGTCGATTAGCTCATTAATGCCCATCATCCGCACATCGACACGGCTAAATCCGCGCATGGTTTCAAGGTATTCCTTGGCCATATCAATGACGCTTAGCCGGGCGTATTGGCGACCTAAGTCGGTCGGGGTCTTCACCGCTTTGCATCGAGCATCAACGCCCTCCTGCAGGCCGCGTAGGAAGGTGTCGCCCGCGTCGCGGGTTACCTCGATCCTGGCGGGATGGCCAGCATGGACAGGGGCCTTTGCTTCAATTGCAACGCGAGCAGCTCGCACCACCTCCGTCATAATGCCAGGCAAATCCTTCCCCGCAGTGGATCGAATCAGGTCTTGCACGACAGCCTCGGGGAGATCCGCAGCGCCAGCGGCTCGGCGAATGTGCAGCTCTCGGGCAACCTCGTCAGGGGCAGGATCGAAGCCTTGAACAGCAGCAGGAGCGGTGACAATAGCCGGTTGTGTCACGGCGGTATCGGCTGGAGCAGTGGCCGCCGGGTCGCCCCCGGCCTTTTCAGTTGCAGTAGACATCGGGGGGTCCGCAAGGGTTGATTCTGTCATTGCATCCACCGAGCGCATGACGCTCGCCGGATCTTGGCCGGCGATCACCAGCGAGACAGCAACCGGCTCCCAATCGATTGCTCGATCAAGGGGTTGATCTGCGCTAGCACGCTGCCATCTGTAGATCCGCGCATCAACAGAAAAACGCGCAGATCCATTCCTGAGGCGGGGAATGGCAACCGCCATGGCCTCATTAGGGCCATCCACCTGCACCGTGCCGACTAAGGCATTGCTGCCATCCTCAGCACGGCCCAGGTCCATCGCCGTGATCGCTCCCCAGCACGAAGCAGATGTGCGCTGGTGGTCGATATCCATAGGCAGCGGACGCCCTGGCCAGCGAATGGCCGAACGCTCGTGCACCAGCTGGACACCGTCGCCCACATCGGCGTCAGTTGAGATGACCACCGTGGCGGTCCGGCTCTGTTCATCCCAAGAAGATGGGGCGACAAGGGCCATTCGCTGGCAGGTTTGACTTTCTGTTGCCAGTGTCACCGCTGCTGTGGTCATGGGTTCGGGCATCATTCTATGCTATCAAATTCAAAGTTTCGCTGGCTGGGGGTGTAGTCGGCTGGGGAGCGTTGGAAACCTGCAGGCCGCCGCTGTCGTTTGTCTGGCTGGCGTCCACCGTCAGCACCAACCCATGGACTTCTCTGGCGTCTTTGAGGTCCTTGGCAAGCTCAGCAAGCACCTGCTGAGGGACATAGCCCAACGACCGCTGGACCTCGGACAGGCTCAGGATACCGGCCCTGATCGCAATGACCAGCGCCTTGATCTCCTCAGACGGGTTGATCATCTCCCGCCTCGGAGGCGTCCAAACCATCCGACCGTTTACCCGGTTGGCCATGCCGGCCATTTGCACGGCAGCAGCAAGCCGCCTAGAAACTGGCTCCAGGAACTGCGGAATCATGATGTTCCAGCGCCAGTGTCCGATGTTTCGATGAAACTCAATCCACCCCATTCGGCCGCTTGAAAAATTGACATCAGACAGAATCCCGGTCAAGGATTCAAACGTGATGCCGTAACCTGCTGCTACTGAATGCAGATGATGCCGTTGCAGTTCTATGAAATTACCAGCCTCTGGGGGCTTGCTAAATTGGATTGATTTTCCTGGCGGCAATACTTCAATTGCGCCAGGCTCTATTTTTTCAAAAAGGGTTGCAATTGCACTATCTGGATTCCTGGGATCAACAGAAGGAGCAACAACATTGTCAGGGTCTGAATCTGTAATAAATGCAGTGAAGCAGCAGGCCAGCTTGTCCAGCAACATACGGGCCTGGGCGTGATCGCCAATATCCCGCAACGTGAGCAGCGACGAGGCGCCCCATGGAACACCAGTGGCCTGGCCAGGGCGCCGCACGTCGTAGACGTGGCAAATCTCGGAGGCTGGGATTTCATCAGACCCTAGCTGAGACTGGCGCCAGTCGCTTTCGCCTGGATGATTTTTTCTGATAAAATAGCTTTCCAGTTTGCCATCATCATCATATTTCTTGCCAAAAATAATACTAGAGCCGTTATCTTTTGACATATCCAACCAGTCTGGCTCTAGTACCTGCAAGGTGAGTGGGGCAAGGCCTTGCTTGATTAGGCGTTCATCAATGCGAAAGCGAATTAGGCAACTACCACGAACTGCAACCGTGCGACCAATCAAAGATTGCAGTCCGTAAAAGTTTAATTTTTCGTAAAAATCACAAAGCGGTGATTCTGCCCAATCTTTGTAAATTTGCGAATATCTTTTATTTTTGTTAACTGGTTCGCCTATAATACCTTCTCCGATCCAGTTAGTTACGATTACCTTAATGGCTTTGTCTGCCCACGCATCGGAGTCTACTTGATCTTGATGCCTTGATACAATACGCTGCAATACTTGGCGAAGATCAGAATTGGGGCCCCGGCTTTGCTCATACCAGCCATCGGTTCGACGCGACTGCTTGCCTGCTTCCCACGCTCGAAGATTAGCTTTATACAGCTCAGACTGTGCAACTTTTAATTGATTCTCCAGCTGCGCCTTAGTGCGTTTTCCCATCCTTAGGCTCTTTGGAAAGTCTGGTAAATGCGACGCACCGGCCTAGTCTGGCTGTTAGCTTCCACCTCGGCAGCCATAATCCTTTCCTGTTGCTGCATCTCGGCAAGAGAGCGAAATGTCATCTCTCGGCCGTCGCCAAACCGGGTCTTCAAAACCCCGCTAGCCATTGAGGCCCGCAGTTCCGCTAGTTGCTCTGCTGTGTAGCTCATGCCGCCATTATACCTGCTGCCAGAAGCTGCTGGTCTTGCGTCGGATCGGGGCCGGCGCTGCCCCTCCCCCTCCCGTCCCCGGCGCCTGGGTGCCCAGGGTGCGGGCGAGCTGGGCCCACATGGTGCCCTTGGCATAGCGGCGGGACACCAGCAGCATCGCCGCATAGGCCATCCGCGTGCAGTCGCCGCCTTCGTCGTTGCAGCCTGGGGGCTTGATCCAGTGGTATTCGGTGCGGGCCCTGGTCTTCGGGACATACTTCCAGGGAAACAGCTCCCGCAGGAATTCATCTGTAGAAGCCTGCCCAAAATGCAGGTATCGGGGCCCCGGCTGCTCAACCCGAAGCATGGCCTTAAGCATGTTCACGCTGGCGTCATACCCAGTGGTGTAGAGCAATCCCCCGCGCCGGGTGACTGATTGATTTTTGCGGTTGACCTCCATCGGCTTGCCCTTCTGGATGATCGGCAACCCCTTGGTGCCCGATCCTTTCATGGCCACCCACCGATCGAAACGGGCGCGGCAGAAGTCTTCGACCTGCTTGCTGCACAATCCGCCATGATCCACACCCCCCAGGTTGACCTTCATGGTCCCCCCGTCCTGGCGGGCCCAGGCTTGCTGGCTGATGATGTCCAGCTGCTCCCATACCTCCGGCTGCTGGGGGTCCCCCTCAATCTCGAAGTGGGCAATGTGCCAGCCCTCCTCACCAGCCCCCCAGCCCCAGATGGTGTAGACCAGCCGTTGGCCCACGGTGCCGCCGCCGCCCTGCACATCCACTCCATCGGTCAGCAGCAACACCCCGGTCGGAATGTCCCACTCCTCGCCGTTCCATGGATAGCCATTGCCAAAGCCTACATTTTTTCGCCGCTCGGCTAGGCCATCGCCGGTAAGTTTGCTGGTGATTTCATCAGCCCATGGCACCCCTAAATCTGTATTATGAAATGTTTGCATGGGCGCCACGTTCCCCATTTTCATCTGCTCCAGCGCCACCCGATGCCGGGCCACCAGTTCGGGCCACATAGCCGCCCGGTGGTAGCTCATGCCAGGGCCCACCTGCTGTGATCGCCAGATCGGCACACCGTTGCGCAAGACCTGCTTGCTGCGATCCAGGCCCAGCGGGCAGGCCCAGCCAGCGGCCTTGTCCATTGAATACAGGTTGCTGTAGTCGATTGGGGTTTCGCAATGCTCGCAGCGAATCCGCCCCTCATCAGGGCCTTCCTTTATAAAATTTTCCCAGCGCAGTTGTTGATAGTGATTACAGTGCGGGCATGGATAATATCTATATTGTTGATCGCCTTTCTTAAAGGCTTGCTCCATGTAATCATTGGGGTATATCGGCGTGCCACCAATCGTAAAAAACGGGTCCCAAATGTTACCGGCCCGCTGAAACAGGTTTCCAATGGTGTCACCCTCGGGGCTGTCGTAGGTGGCCGGCTCTTCAAACAGGATTGGGCTTCGCTCCACCCGACGACCAGACCGGGGCGTTGCGGCGCTTACCAAGTGGATCAACGCACCATTAACAAGCTGCTTAAAATCGTAGCTATTTTTTAACGCTCCTTTTGTTTTTTTATTATTTAATTGTCCTTTTAGCCTGGGTATTCCATGGTTATCGTCAAACATTGAGTCTATATCTTCGGTGCTGTATTTTTGTACTTCAGAGTCTGTAGGCTGTACCAGCATTATCTTAGATCGGCGCCAGTCCGAGAAAAACACGATCACCGCTTTGACATACTCCGACCAGCCAACCCGCGACGGCTTCTGGCAAACCATGCACTCAACCTCTGGGTCAGTTGGTGCCAAAAACCAATCCTCTTGATATGGCCTAGTTCTCCACTTTTGCCGGCCATCGGTTGCGCTTGTCACATAATAGTGAGTGTTGCTATATTCCAGCATCGTCATAAACGGTTTAGGCTTTACCATGGCGGCAAGCCGTTTGGCCATCTTTCGGATATTGCGATCAATCACTCTGGTAGCTCTTCAAAGTCGTTGGAAGATACAGACTCAAAAATCTCGGATATGATTCTTTCGATTTCGCTTAGTTCTTGGTGGGTAAGGTGGGGGATCATTGCCTTGATTCGCTTATGAGCTGAGCTTGCTAGGGTGGTTAATTGGAGTAGGACAGCGTTATAGGCTATCTCCATGTCTTCTTTGTAAACTAGCTTTTCTTGTTCTTGCTGCAATGCCAAGGCTTCGCGTTGTGCTTTGATCGCGGCGATCATCTTTTCGCTTTCTGCCCTTTCAGGCACTTTCCCCCTGGGCAGCCCTGCTGTAATTCCCCGCTGTGTGGGGGGCTGCTTGGGGGGTGGTTGATCGTTGGCGCTGGCTTGCACCGTGGCTGGCCCCTGGCCAAGGTGGTGACCAGTGCCGCGCTCTGCTGGGCTGGTGGTGTTGGCCCACTGCTCATCAGCCAAGTCAGGATCAATCAGCCAGCTACTGCCCTCGCGCTTTACCGCAGGGGGCATCAGCCGGCCCTTCTCGATTGCCTTGATCACCGCCACATGGGAGGTCCCCCGCAGCCCCTTCGCCTTGCGGTGATCGGCGTACTGCTGGAGGTTCATGGGTCGTACTCAATCCCGAACCACTGCCGGCCGATTTCCAGCGCTACTCGCTGCATCATGTAGGGCGGGACGGACATGCCGCAGACGTAGCCAGCGGCTTGATTGCCAAAGTTGTAATCATCTGGGAACGACTGCACCCTGCAAACTTCTTGCCCTGCAAACCTGCGAGGTTCTTTCCAATGTATTGGCAAAGAATCTGGCGACGCTACCATTGTGTACACAGGCTTGTTTGGATTTGCTACATACGCGTTAAATCTATGGCCTTTGGGATGAGCTTTAGACAAAGGTTCTCCTGGCTTAACTGCTTGCCATAACTTTTTTGTTTCTTCAGTTAACCATGTAACTTTGTTACCAAGACAAGCATTTTCTATCACGCTTCCAATTTTGATTTCATTTTCTTTCATTTCTATTTGGAGTTTATTCCAGTTTAAGTTTTGCCGCCGCGCAATGAAGAACGTCCGCTCCCTGGCTTGCGGTACTCCCATCCGCGCAGCGTTAAACAAGAACAACTGAGCGTCGTAGCCTGCTTCTCGGAATGCTGCAAAAATCTCTTTCACATAGCCCTTTGCATTGCCGAGAATTAGTCCCTTTACGTTTTCAGCCACAATTACCTTCGGCTGCAACCGCTGGCCGACCTCGATGAAGTGAAAGAACAGGTCGTCTAGTACCTGCTTCACTTGTCCTTCGCGGAAGTGATGAGCATCGCCCCATTTCTTTTCTCTGCTGCCAGCCATGCTGAACGATGAGCACGGCGGCGAGCCGTCCAGTAGATCCAGGTTTTTTAGCTCATCGGGGATTTCTTCTAGCGACAGCTTGTTAAATTGCTGCACTCCCATCAGATAGCTGTGCTTCGGCTTGTGGTTGGCCCGATAAATTGCCATCATTTCCGGGTCAATCTCAACGCCGCCCAGCATGTTGAAGCCGGCAAGCTTGTAGCCCATCGTTGATCCGCCGCCGCAATGGAAGCAAGAAAAAGCCGTAAGGCCATTTTTTGGAACAGTGGCCAAGTCTGTCAGTTTCCAGGGGCCATGAAAGCGGCGCAGCGTCATCCGTTGAACTCAAAGTTGCAGCGTGGGCACTTGTGTTCAAACTCACTAAAGTCTTCTTCGCCGTACTCCTCGGCTCCCTTGTGACCCTTCGGCCCTGACTTTTCCCGGTCAATCCCCTCCGGGTCCAGCAGCCCCGCGATCTGTTCTTCAGCAAAGCCCAGCAAGCTCAGATCAAAGTCTGCCAGGTTCAGCCCTATCACTTCCTGCTGCAGCAGCTCCATATCCCACCCTGCATTCAGCGCCAGTTGGTTGTCAGCCAGCACATAAGCCCGGCGCTGCTCAGCGGTCAGGTGACCCAGCACAATTACCGGCACTTCAGTCAGCCCCAGGTCCATCGCCGCGGCCAATCGACCATGGCCGGCAATGATCCCATCGTCTTCGCCCACCAGGATCGGATTCGTAAAGCCAAACTCCTGGATGCTGGCGGCGATCTGCGCCACCTGCTCGGAGCTATGGGTGCGGGCGTTGCGCTCATAGGGCCGGAGCCGCGCCAGGGGCCACATCTCGATCTTCTGGGCCGTGTGCGGTGTCGGCATCTGTTTGTAACTCCTAGGGCAATTGTAACCGCTGAGATAAGGCGTGGTTACATTTGAGCGGTTTTGGGATAAGAGCTGCGGGAAACCCCAGTCGCCCCAATGCTTGTAACCTTATTGCGAACCGTTATCAACAGAAAGATCGCGCGCGAGATGACCCACGGCTAAGACCCCTGTCGAAGGACCCAAGCCATGGGGGGGTGCTTCACCGTGCCGTCTTCAGCGCCTCGGTCACATGTCGCTGCAATGCGGGCCCCCAAGTCCTGCTCACGCTGTTTTGGGTGACCTGACGGATTGGCCATCGCTTGGGGATGTTGGGCAGCTGGTTGAAAAGCAGGAGCGACTCGACCCGATACCTGCGCATCCTGCCTGAGCCGATGCGACGGTAGACGCCAGGCTTGAGCTTGCCGCGCCGCTTGTCAAGCATGAAAGTTTCAGGCCCACCCTTGAGAGCATTGACAGCCGCGGCCTTGCTCATGTTGCCCGATGCATTGAGCCGTGCCCCACGCCCTGGTCGCCATGCTGGGGCAGCCGTGAGGCGCCGCTCTGATGGCCTTTGAGGCCTAACGCCACCCTGGATGGATGGCAGCAGGTAACGCTCCTGGATTTGTTGTGGTGCCAGTTCGGCAGTCAGGTTGCGCTTGTTGCTAAACCTGGAGACCCTGTAGGCCCGTTGGGTGAACTGGGTGGGCCTGTCGAAGTATTTGTTAGTCGATTCATTGAGATCTTTAACTCCGCCTTTGGCGACCTCATTAAGTGCCCTCGATGCTGCGAAAGGCATTTGACCTTTAATCTGTGCCAACCATGCCTGAGCCTTGTTGAGGCCGCTGGTGTCAATGTCCAGGCGGATATTCGCCATCTATCCCTCCACCAACCCCATGGCCTGCAAGTAGCGCGCCCACTGTTCCAGGGTGAGCACCACGCGCCAAGTGCCGCCTCTGAATCGAATAATGCTGGCAGCGTGTTCCTCTTGGGCGTTGATGCGCTGCTGTTCTGCTGCGGTGGGCTTGGCCCTGGCTGCAGCAGCGGTGTCTTCCCAGTTGGCGATTTGGACGACATGTGCCGGCACCCCGTCAAGGTCGCCGGTGTCATCGGCCCGACCTGCCCCTAGTTTGCGTCGAATGGGCAAGCCAAGGGCTTCGGTGAGGATTGCAGCGGCTTCCAGCTCGCCTCGATCCCCTTTACGTTTTGGTCGATTTGCCATTCCCCAATTTTACCTCAAATCCCGCTTTGCCGGTTCAACCACGCGGCGGTAATGGTAACCGCAAGCCGCGGTCCCATTGGTGACGGCATTCCAAATGCTTTTTTTATGAGCAAATACTTCTCTAGCTGCTGCAGCAATTGAAGGGTATCGGCGTCCAGTTTCAACGCATTCTATAACATAAGATTTAGTTAATCTTGGTAATTGCATTTTCGCAATCTTAAAAGCAATAATCTCGGAGTCGATAAGTTGTGTAAGCTCTGATTGTGCAATACCGCCAAACTGTTGTGGGTGTTTTTTAGCAAATTTTCTAAGGTGCATACGCGAGACAAAGCGAGGGCTATTTTTTGCATTTGATCGTGCAACAGCGGGAAGGCCAATTTTAATCCAATTATAAATCTTTTCATAGCTATAGCCTGTAAGCGTTCTGATGTCTCCAATAGATATAAATTCTCCCTGTGGCTGCATTGAGAGGCCTAGCTGCTCGGCCTTTTGCTGCATAGCCATGGGCGTTCTGGGTGGGCGGCGTTGGTTGAAACGCTCGGCGACCAGCTGCCAGGGCAGCTCCCCAGCAAGGTCGGACAGCACCTCCAGGTCTTCTGGTGTCCATCGTCTCCATTGGCGATTGGGTGCTGGTTGGGTCATGGCTGGTGGGTGTGTTGGGGGTAATGGCTTGAATGTTGGTCGCTAGGTCGAATGTTGGCGGGTGCAGCCAACATTGAGATCCTTTCCAGCGCAAAGGATCTCAAGGAATTTTAGCCCAATGTTGGTCTGTTGGTGTGTTGGTCGTTCCGGGTGTCCGTTTTCGTGAAAAAAGGGGTAAGAAAAAAAA